CACGAGTTGCTCTGCACGGAGAGGGTGGAGTAATGGCAGTCGCGGGCATTGAAATCACTGCTGAGATGGCGGAACTGCGGCAGTTGCAGCAGGACATCGGCCGGCTGTTTTCGCCGGCTGACAAGGCTCGCATTCTGAAGGCGGCACTCACGAAGGCGATCGAGCCTGCGTTCCAAGCGTTGAAGCAGACCACGCCGCTCGGGCCGACCGGCAACCTGCGGCGGGCGGTCGCGAAGAAGATCCTCGTCTACGCGAAGGACGGGGCGGCGGTTGCGGTGCTCGGGTTCCGACGTGCGGGGCTTTCGGACTCCGTAAGTGCTGCCGGCGGCACGGTGCGAGCCGGCCCTGACCGGGCATTTCACCAGTGGTGGCTCGAAGAGGGAACGCAGCCCCGGCAGATCCGCCTACCGTCGCCGCCGAAGGCATACAACCGCCCTGGCTACAACAAGCCGGGCTTCGAGCGACGCACGTACACGATGACCCGCAATGGCAAGACGTTCACCGTGCAGGGGCATTCGGTTCGCGGGCACGGCGTTACCTCACATCTCGTGAACGACCCGAACTCTTACTTCTACGCGAGCAGCTACAGCCGGCTCGGGCCGTTCAAGATCAACAAGTTCCGAGGCGGCGAAAGAGGCTTCATCACTGAGCCGGGCTATCCGAACGCTTTCTTCAAGAAGTCGCGTCAGCCGATCACGATTCCGGCGATGCCGGCGGGCGGCAGTGACGGGCAGCCTCCCCTCAAGACCGCGTGGGCACGCACGCAGCCCACCGTCGCCGAGATCCTCCAGCGGGAACTGCGGCTCTCGCTGGAGCAAGCCCTCGACACCCTCTCGCAGCGATCCACGGGAACCATCGGCACATGAGCGTCAAATCCCCCGAACGTCTCATCGGCGATGCCCTGGTCGCCGCCCCCGCCGTCGCGGAGATCGTGGGCGACCGGGTGTACCCCGTCATCGCCCCCGCCTCGGCGGCGATCCCGTTCGTCACTTGGCGGCGGCAGGCGGTGCAGCGGGAGGCGACCCTCTCCGGCCCGTCTGGGATCGCGACCGTGACGCTGGCCGTGGATATGTACGCCACGACCTACGAGGGAGTAAGGGAACTGGCAGACCGCTGCCGGGCGGTACTGGATGGTTTCGGCGGCACGCTGGGAAACTGGATTTCAGTCAGGAACGTGTCGCTGCTCAGTGAGAGCGACGGGTTCGTGCAGTTGGCCGGCGGCGAGTTGCCCGCTGTCTACAGCGTGACGCAGACCTACACCATTCTCTGGCAGGAGATCTAGAACCGTGTCATTCTCGACCCCGCACGATACCTCGCTTTCCGGCAATGCAACAAGGCTCTTGCTGAGTGCCGATTCGTACACGGTGACGAACATCGTCATCTCAAACACGAACCCTGGTGCTGCCGGCGACACGCTCATCGACGTTGCGCACCTCGGGCAGACGACTGGCGCGTTAGCGGCCCGAATGACGCCGCCGCTGGTCGTGCCTGCCGACGATGGTGGTTCGGGTCGGCAGATCACGTTCGACTACATCGGCAAGGTCGTGATTTCGGACGGGGCGACCGGCACCTATCACATCCAAGTGGCTGGCGCGACGCTGGTGGGCGGCGGCACGGCGAGCTACTACACCGTGCAGAGCTCGACCCTCACGCTGGCGACGAACGATGCGATCCGGGGCCAGGGCGTCATCACGGTCGCCCGCTAGTCATGACGGGGTGCCGTCATGGCGATTCCATGCCAAGGGTTCACGATCACCTGGGGCGGTCAGTCGCTTCAAGAGGTGCAGTCGCTCGAACTTGATGCCCAGCGTGGGCTGCCGCTCGGTCGCACGACGACGTGGACGCCGAGTCTGGGAACGTTGCGGCTCGCTGGATTCTCGACCGACCATCTGCCCGACAGTGAATACGGGCGACGAAAGCAGTTGACGTTCACCGGCCGCACGGCATCGGCGGGGGCACTCGTCACGTTCTTTGATCGCGACTGCATCTACGAAGATGCCCGCATCGAAGCGACTGCGAATGAGGTCGTGAGGTTTGCCTTCACCTTTAGAGTGCAGGATACGCTCGGCGCGCAAAGCAATCCCTAGGAGAAGTGACAGATGGCACTGACGGCAGATCAGATTCTTGCGGCGGATGACCTCGGACTGAAGCGGGTTCCTGTCCCCGAGTGGGGCGGCGATGTCTTCATCCGCGTGATGAGCGTGGGCGAGCGTGATTCATACGAGCGAAAGTGGATCGGCAAGAAAGAGACTGGGATCGAGAACTTCCGCACGCAGTACCTCGCGGGCGTGCTGTGCGACGAGACCGGGAAGCTCCTGTTCAGCCGCGACCAGATCGACAAGCTCGCGAGCAAGAGCGGTGCGGTGATGGGCCGGCTGTTCGATGAGGCGATGAAGCACAACAGGATGACAGAGGAGGATGTGCAGGAACTGGGAAAAGGTTGAACGCGAGCCCGACTCGGCGGTACATGTTCGCGGTCGCTCGCGACTTGCACATGACCGTCGGCGAGTTGGGCACGCGAATGGATTCGGCCGAGTTCTCTGAATGGATCGCCTACAACCGCTACTTCTCGGCGTTGCCCGACTCGTGGCGGGAGACGGCGTTGATCGTTACGGCACTCCTGGCTCCGCACATCGGGAAGAACGCGAAACGACCCAAGCCCGAGGATTTCATTCCGATAGAAAAGCCGCCGCAGCACGAGTCGCAGGACATGGCGGCGTTGCTGGAGTTGCGACGGCAGTTCGGTCTCGGCGATCTCGAAGTGAACAATGGCTAACGTCCTCTCACTAGCGCTGCGGGTTACGGCTGACGCGAGCGGGCTGAAGCTCGATCCGGTGCAGCGTGCGCTCGTCGGGCTGGGCGACCAGGCCGACAAGCTCACCGGGCAGTTCGCGAAGTTCGCGGGCGAGAGCGAAGCGGCGGCGTCGGCTCAGGCTCGGTTCGAGAAGGAAGCCCAAGATCTCGTCAACACGCTCCGCGATGGCGGTGGTGCGACTCAGTTTGCGGCAGGGTTTGATCGGCTGACCGAATCGATCAACAAAGAAGCCGCCGCGTTCGAGCGTGCGGCCCGGATCACCGAAGCGAACCTCCTGCCCCTGGAGCGGTTTGATCGTGCCCAGGCCGAACTAAAAGAGCAGGTCGATGCCGGGCGGATCTCTCTGGACACCTACAACCGGGCGACCGAGAACGCTGCGAAGGGACTGACCGACGCGGAGCGTGCGGCTCGCGGGCTGGCGGTGCAGCAGAAAGAGATCGACACCGCAGCCGAGAGCACGACGCTCAAGTTCAACGAACTCTCTGGCGTGTTCTCGGTGCTGCCCGGCCCGCTGGGCAACATCGCGGGGCGGATCTCTGGCATTGCGAGTGCGAGCGAGGGGCTGTCGCGAGTGTTCGCGGGCGGGCTGAAGTCAGGCATCAGCGGGCTTGCATCGCAACTTACATCTTTGGCTACATCTTGGAACCTTGCCCTTGTCGGCATCACGGCGTTCGCTGCGGGAGCGACCGCCGTCGTGCGTGGACTCGTGGCACTGGAGGATCGCGTCGAGCGGCTTAGTCGCTTGGCGAACCAGTTGGGGGTCTCGTTCGAGTTCGTGCAAGTGCTTGAGGAAGCGGGCCGCAGGGCAGACGTTTCGATTGAGCAGTTGAGCGGCTCGTTCGCCCGGCTTCAGAACACGCTCGCGGGTGCGGACGAAGAGAGCAAGAAAGCCCAGGCGGCGTTGCAGCGGCTCGGCGTGTCGGTTCAAGACTTCGGGGCACTTTCGGAGCAACAGAGGATCGACTTGATCGGCGAGCGGCTGGCTGCGATCGAAGACCCTGCCCAGCGGTCAGCAGCGGCGATCGCCCTGTTTGGTCGCAGCGGCGTGCAGTTGCTTCCATTCTTCAATGAGTTAGGCGGTGCCGCCGATGACATCCAGACTTTCGGGGCGGCACTGAGCGAGACCGATCGCACGGCGTTTTCCGGTCTGGGTGCTGCATTCGATCAAGTCGGCGTAGCGATCCAAGGTCTCGGTCAGTCGGTGCTTCTGCCGTTCGTCGGTCTGGTCGAAGGCATCGCTACGGCTTTCAGCGGGCTCATCAACATCGTCACGGTAGTGGCCCAGACCATTGGCACCGTGCTCGGGCCGATTCTCAGTACCGTCGGCTCGGTGTTCGGGGCGTTCGGCGATGCCGTCAACGGTACGATCGGCTTCTTCCGGTCGTTCTTCTCGACCGCTGAAGAGACCGCAGCAGCTACAGAGAAGACCGCTGAATCGGTCGAGCGAACATCGGAGCAAGTCAAGGCACTCGACAAGGCATTCGCCGATTCTCAGAAGGGGCTCGACTCCGCGATTGCCAAGGCGGGTGAGTTCGGGCAGGCGGGCTTCGATGCCGCGTTGGAGTTCGAGCAAGCCCTCGCCGACTTGCAGGAGCAAGCGAACGACGGCGAACTGAACGCCGAGCAGTACGCTCGCGGCGTTGCCAATGCTACCGCCGAGTTTGAGAAGCAGATCGACGTGGCACGGAGGGTCGCGGAGGAGAACAAGCGGCTCGCGGAGGAAGCCCAGCGGCGGGCTGAAGCGGAAGCCAAGGCAGTGCAAGACATCATCGACGCGAACCTCGAACAGATCCGCGTCGATGAGCAGTTCGGCGGCGACTCCAGCCGGGCGAGGGCGGCCGATAATCTGCTCAAGATCCAGCAGGAGATCGTGCGGGTTGAGGAGCAACTCCAGGCAGCCAGAGCCGCCGGGGACACCGAGGCAATCAACGCCCTCGCCTCCCGGCTTGCGACGCTCGATCAAGTAGAGGCCCGCGAGGGCGACATTGCGAGCGGTGCCAAGAAAGCCCGAGAGGACGCTGCCAAGGAAGCAGAGCGGATTGCCGAGGAGGCCGAGCGGCGAGCCGAAGATCAGCGACGCGAACTTGAACGCGTTAGCCAGCAGATCGCGGACGCCCAGGCAAAGATCAGCGACCGCCAATACCAGATCGAACTCGCCCGCGCCGAAGAGCTCGCCACCGTCCGCACTGGCTCGGTCGAGATCAACGACATCCGC